GAGCCGATCGTGTGGGGGCTGGACGTCAGCCGCTTTGGCTCCGACCGCAGCGCGTTGTGTAAGCGCCGGGGCAGAGAGCTCATTGGCATACAAACCTGGCAGGGCTTGGATCTGATGCAGCTATGCGGGGCGGTGGTTGCCGAGTATGAAAGCCAGCAGCCGCGAACGCAGCCGGTGCAGATTAACGTGGACTCGATTGGCCTTGGCGGTGGTGTATGTGACCGGCTGCGCGAGCTTGGCTTGCCGGCCGTTGGCATCAATACCAGCGAAAGCCCTAGCAGCAAGGCGACTTACATAAACCTGCGCGCTGAGCTCTGGTTCAAGGTGAAAGCCTGGCTAGAGGCCCGCGACTGCTCGATTCCAGCAGACGACGACCTGCTCGCCGAGCTCGTCAGCGCGAAATATAAATTCACCAGTAGCGGCAAGATGCAGTTGGAGAGCAAAGACCAAATGCGCAAGCGCGGGCTGCGCTCGCCTGACCTAGCTGACTCTTTGTGCCTGACGTTCGCTAGTGATGCAATGACGCTCAGCGGCGCGATGAGCGCGGCCAGCAGCTGGCAGAAACCGCTCAGGCGAGGGCTGCAAATCACCTAACTGGTAAAATTAGACCCCATAAAATCGGTACATATGGGGGCTCGAATGGCGCACACAGAGAAAAACACCTATCGACGCGGCCCAGGCGGCGTGCAAGACGCCGCAAATGACATCGCCAAGATGCTTTACAAAAAGTCGCCTGCGAAGAAGCCAAGCAAGAAGGCTAAGTAATTGGCGGTAGGTGGGCTGCTCAATGTAGGCCGGTCTGCAGTACCAGCAGCTGTTGGCGCTGGCCTGCTTGCTGCGCCCGAAGATGCGGAGGCTGGCATTCTCACAGCCTCATTGTCTCCAGTGCTTCGTGAGTCTCTTACCAAAGTGTTGCGCGGCGAAGAAGTCAGCAAGCGTAACTTAAACGCAGTTAACAAATACCTAGCAGACATAGCGGTAGACCCTACGGCATTTGGTAGGCGCGAACGTATGCGCATGACGCCTGGCGCGTCGCAAGACGTGGAAGTTCTGCGGCGCGAAATCATTACGCCAGAAGACATGCAGGGCGAAATTTTGGTGCCCATACAAGGCGACGCCAGTATTGCTGGCGGTTTGTTGGATAACGTAGAAGGCGTGCCCTTGGATGCGGTTGTTCCACTGCAGGGCGGGCCTAATTACGGGCTGATGAATGCCTACGCAAGACAAGATCCTCTCGGCTGGGCGTCGATGCGTGATGCAGCCCAAGCCAAGCAAAACCAAATAACTAGGGCTGGCCTGTTAGGCGACGACGTGCGCGGCGTGTATGCGCGCATGGGCGACCTTGCAATGGACTTCAACACAATGGTCGCCGAGGCGATGGTGCGCCAGCTGCCTGCTCTGCAGCTGCCTAAAAAAGAGCTCGCAAAATTTAACAGGGTCATTCGCAAGTCAGTACCTGATTTCGCCGGCGTTGAGACGCCAGAGGGATTGGCGCAGCTGAAAGGCCGGATGGCTGCTAGCAAAAAGAACGGGGACGTTATGTCGTCAAACGATCTGCGCAAGCTGGTTGTTGGCGAAATGAAAAAGAAAGAGTACGGCAACAAAGGCTTCCCAGATTACGAAGACACAGTGCGGGCAATCACGGAGCCACAACTTCGCGGGCTCGAAAGAGGCGACAGTGGCTTTAGCACTATAAAAGCCATGCCAGGAGCGCCGCTGCTCGACAACGCTTATCACGACACATACTCGCACGGCATCCCTGGCATCTATGCCGGCGGGCTCGAAGAAAGTGTGCCGTTGCAAATTATGTTCCCTGACTTGTTCAGAGCGACTGCCGACAAAGTGATTACGAAAGAGGGCTCTAAGAGATTTGGCGAGCCTCTCAACGCGCAAGAGCGTGTTGGCGCTGTATTGATGGGCGGCGACTCGCAGAAGGCCGATCAGCAGTGGCTAGACGGCGTGATGAAGTACCTGGAAGACAAAAAGAAGATGGGCCGTGCTGCAGCAATTGCAGCGGCGACGTCTTCTGGCAATGCTATGGCGATACCGCCGCAAGATAGAGAAATACAAAACGAGATCGATGCCCGCCGGGCAGGCAGTAGAAAGTATCGACGCGACAACCCGCCAAGCGAACGACTCGCAGAAGAGGCTCAAAGTCAGGCGTTGCCAAGGGCAGCAGAAGCTGGCCAAGGCTTCGTATCAGGCTTGCTGAGCGGCTTAGACACATTGGCGCAGAGTGCTGCGCTGCCTGACCCAATTGCAGCAATCAACAATCCGCAAGCGTATGTAGATCGCATTGACGCATACCAAGCAAATCAGCAGTTACCGCCGACTCAAAACCCAAATTCCATGATGAGCACGCCAGTGATGCGCGGCTTGCTAGACCAGCAGTACATGGCAGACCCAGCAGAGCGCGCAGCCTTTCGCGCGCCTTTTGAGGTATTCGGCGGCTTACTGGCACCAGGAATATAACGATGGCCGAACTATACGACGACGAATTCATCGAAGAAGAAATTGGCATGGACGCAGAAGAGATCCAAGCCTCCATCACGCTCGCCATCGAAGATGCCGTGGACTTCATCGACAACACAATCTCGCCCCAGCGAGCAGTCGCAGCGGAATACTACGCCGGCGAGCCCCTGGGCAACGAAGAAGAGGGCCGTAGCACCGCGCAAACGATGGACGTACGCGATACCGTACAGGCGATGCTGCCGTCTTTGATGCGCATTTTCTGTGGCTCTGATCACGTTGTGGAATACGCGCCTACTGGCCCGGAAGACGTGGAGATGGCTAAGCAGGCGACTGATTATGTGAATTACATACTCAATCAGGATCAAGACCAGAGCTACATCGAGATCATCTACGCCACGATGAAAGACGCGCTGGTGAAGGGCAGCGGCTTTATCAAATACTGCTATGACGAGTCAGAGAAGACGCAGAGCTACGAGCTCGAAAACCTAGACGACGAAGCCCTGGCGGCGCTTAACAGCAACCCCAACGTCGAGATCGACATGCTGAAAAGCATGACGTCGAGCGACAACCCAGAGGCTATGCACTCCGTTCGCGTCACCCACCGCAAGAAGATTGGCAAAATTAAGGTTGAGTCGGTGCCCCCCGAAGAGATCGTCATCAACCGCAATGCTCGCAGCCTGGAAGACGCTGACCTAGTCGCGCACCGGGCGTACCTGACCATCAGCGACATGGTCGAGCTCGGCTACGACGCCGACGAGATTGAGCAATACGCCACCACCAGCGACACAGACTTCGAGCTCTTTAACGTCGAGGCTCGCGAGCGCTACCAGCAGAGCTCTTTTGAAAACTCAGAGATGGTGCGCCGGGTTCTTTACGTTGAGGCATACGCCAAGATCGATACAGACGGCGATGGCGTTGCTGAACTGCGACGCATTTGCTGCGCTGGCCCTAATTACGAAATCTTGCGCAATGATCCGACCGACATGGTGCCGTTTGCGTTCTTTTGCCCAGACCCAGAGCCCCACGCGATGTTTGGTATGTCGATCGCTGATCTGACGATGGACATACAGCGGATCAAGACCGCCGTGCTGCGAGCAAGCCTAGACAGCCTGGCGATGAGCACGCACCCCAGGGTGGGCATTGTCGAAGGCCAAGCGAGCCTTGAAGACGTGATGAATAACGAAGCCGGCGGCGTGATTCGCATGCGTCAGCCTGGCGCTGTTGTGCCGTTCAATTTGCCCTTCGTTGGCAAAGAAGCCTTCCCGATGCTCGACTACCTCGACCAGATGCGCGAGAACCGCACCGGCGTGAGCAAGGCAGCTGATGGCCTAGACCCAAGCGCATTGCAGAGCAGCACGCTTATGGCCGTGCAGCAGACGATAGGCGCCGCTCAACAGCGCACCGAGATGATCGCCAGGCTGTTCGCCGATGGCGGCATGACGCGGCTGTACAAGGGCTTGCTGCAGCTGATCATCAAACACATGGACAAGCCGCGGATGATCAGGCTGCGCAACACGTTTGTGCCCATGAGCCCCGACCGCTGGAATGCCGACATGGACGTTGTCAGCAATGTGGCTTTGGGTAAGGGCGGCGACGTTGAGCGTATGCAGATGCTGCAACAAGTCGCTGACAAGCAAGAGCAGCTGCTACAGCAGCTGGGCCCAGAGAACCCATTGGTTAGTGTCCAAAATTACTATCAAACGCTCGTGCAAATTCTTGAAGTCTCTGGCTTCAAAGACCCGCAGCGGTTCTTCAAAGATCCCAGTCAGCAGCCGCCTACACCGCCAGAGCCACCAAAGCCCGACATCAACGAGCAGCTGATCCAGGTCCAGATGGCTGAGATACAAGCAAACATTCAGAAGAAGCAAGCAGAGCTAGAGCTCGAACGCGAGAAGATGATTCGAGAGGACGACCGCAGACGTGATGATAGCGAGGCTCAGATAGTGCTCAAGGCAGCAGAGATGAACGCCCGCTATGGCGCGCAAGTCGATGTGGCGTCAATACGCGCGAACGCAGATCGCGACCGCGAGCTCGTAAGACAGCTGGCCGCACAACAACAGGTGCCGAATGCCCCTGTCGCATAACTCCTTACTCAACATACAGCGCTTGGCGGACGACGAAGACTTCGCCGAGCTAATCGAAATGCTAAGGCTCGATTACTTCGGGCAATGGTGCAAGGAACGTGACCCCGCTATGCGGGAGCGCTTACATCTGAAACAGGAAGCTCTTGACGACATTGTTGTGCGAATGCGCGCAGCAGCCGACGAGATTGCTTTCGCAAAACAGCGGAACAACTGATGAGTGATAAAATAGATACAGAACAAACCCCATATATGGGGGGCACCTTGGGCGACGCCCAGGCTGCTATCGCTAAATTGATGGAACCCGAAGGGCAAGCCGAAGATTCAAGCGACGTTGACGAGTCTCCAGATGATGGAGGCCAGGCACTTGAGGGCGCTGAGTTTGAAGAATCCGATGAGGACTTCGACGAAGACGAAGAAGATGCCGAAGACCTGGATGGCGACTACGACGAGGACGAGGACGAACCAGAGCAAGCCGATACCTTCACTGTAAAAATAAACGGTGAAAACGTAGAGGTTAGCCTAGATGAGCTTCAGAACGGTTACTCGCGCCAGGCCGACTATACAAAGAAGAGCCAGACATTGGCGGAAGAGCGTAAAGCCTTCCAACAAGACCGAGACGCGGTTCTTCTTGAGCGGACACAGTATTCCCAGTTACTGGGAGCTTTGCAGCAGCAGCTACAGGCTTTTGACGAGCCAGCCCCGGACTTCGATCGCATGTACGAGGAAGATCCGATTGAGGCAAGTCGCCTTGAGCGACAGTACCGACAGCGGACTGAGCAGCGAGCGCAAAAGATGCAAGCCATTGCGATCGAGCAGCAGCGTGTGAATGACGCCAACGCTCAAGAGCAAACGGAGCAAATGCGCGGGTTAATTACTCAGGAAGCAGCCCGACTGCCTGACGTCATCCCAGAATGGAAAGACGAAAAGGTGGCGAGCCGCGAACGCGAAGAGCTAAAGAGCTACTTGCTCGATAGCGGCGTTGCGGAAGAGGAGCTTGGCGCACTTGTGCGCGCTAGCCATATCGCAGTTTTGCGAAAGGCGATGCTCTTCGATAAAGGACAGAGCCGAGTGCGTAAAGCACGCAAGGCTGGCCAATCGGGTAAGACAGTCAGGTCAGGATCTCGTCAACAGCAGGTGAAGCCAAGCGCTCGCAAAACTAAAGCCGCGTATCAACGTCTCAAAGAGCGAGGCACTGCAGAGAATGCAGCGTCTTTGATTGAATCTCTTTTATGAAGGCTTTAACTAATGACCATTATTGCTAACACTTTTCTAAAGTACGACGCCAAAGGCGTTCGGGAAGATCTCTCTAACATTATTACTATGATCTCTCCTGAGACTCGACCTTTCATGTCAAACATGACCAAGAGTCGCTCAGTCACAAACACATTCTTTGAATGGCAGACTGATGATCTTGGCGCAGCTGCAGCTAACCATCATTTGGAAGGCGACGACCTGGCTGCGTTCACCGCAGTAACTCCAACAACTCGTTTGGGTAACTACACGCAGATCAGCCGCAAAGACTTCATCGTGTCCGACACAATGAGCGCGTTAGATTTGGCGGGC